AGCATTTTGGAATGTCTTTTCCGTAATGTTTCCATTCTTGTCTAGGCACATTTCAACACCGATCGTTGAATAGTTGGCGTTGCCTATCTTAGAATACAGCGGACGATAGCGTGAACCATCTGCATTGTATTTGCTGATTTCGTTGGCGTGATACGCAACTTCATTTAAAGGAATGATACAGAGTGCTTCAATATCATCTATAAACAGTTGAGCAGAAGCATAGGTTCCTTTTAGGTTATTAAAATAGTTCTTGTGATTGCGTGCGGTGCCACCGTTGTTGGCGGTGTAATGCATAACGATACCATCAATACCGTTATTCCTGATACCTGGTCTTGAGTACTCATTAATATTGATATACTCGTATTTGATAAAACTCATCGGTATTTCCTCCTTTTGACAATATTTTTTTGCTATAATCTCCTTATCAGCAAGTGGTCTGCTGAAATAGCCGATAAGGAGGTGAAAAACAATGTTTAAATGTCCTCAATGTGGTAATCAAGGAGCCTTACCACTTATGCCAACCGATGGCACAACCCATTATTTTCTACCATCAATTAATGTTGAAACTAAAGAATTGAAGCTTGATACAGGATTGCCTGTAAAAGCTTATGGTTGTGTTTCTTGTCAAGCAGTATTTTTCAAAAGTGATTCCATCGGAAAAAAATTTGGTTAAATAATTTATCGCATCACTCTGAGTTATTCTTTGAGTGATACAGTTAGATTTTTAACTTTAATATTATCTATATCAATTTGAGCTGGCATGCCAATTGTCAGCTCTGTTAATGTGGCATTCTTTTTCATATAATCTTCCACTTCAGATACAGCATTTTGTAAATTAGAAATCGTCCAGCCTTTCTCAGTTACAAAACTAGTAACCATCTCAATAAATTCTTTTTCTTCTGCTTCTAAAACAATTCTTTCTGCTTTCATGTTGATCCCTCCAAATTTTTTGTATTAAAAAAGAGCAACCGATCGGCTACTCCTTCTTTTCTGTAAATTCTTGGCCATCGCCATAGTCTGGAACATTTTTACTATCCAGAGCTTGGGTTTCAGATTGACCATCACCATAATCGATTTTGATTTCTGTTACTTTAGGTTTTGGATTTTCATTACTATCTTGTAATTTAGTTAGTCTTTCTTTTACCCAGTTTGGAATTGGAATCCCCAGTTGTCCAAGATTTTCAATAATTGAGATTCCATAAACAGCGATATAGAAAAAGACGAATGCAGTTGCAAACGTCTCGAGATTCATAATCTTTAGGTACGGATAAGCAATGATCACTAAGCACACAACTAGCATATGCTTAACAATGCCAAGTAATCCTTTTGTACTATTAGCGTCTTTGATAAATACCCCTTTGCAAAGTCCTGTCACGATATCTCCTACCACTACCCACAAGAACAGCTGCACATAACCATTTGTCAACAACCCTCGAAATTCATTTAGTAACACTCCATTATCAATAATCACCATATTTACCACCTTTTCTATTAATTAAGCAAAATTAGAATTCCAACAAATTAACAAGAGCAACCTATTCTGGCTGCTCTTGTTCTATCATTTGTAACATTTTTGCTTTGACTGCTTCATTTACGAAGCTGAGATCTAAATCCTCTTTCGCTAACGTCACTTCTGACTGAAAAGACATGCCTTTCTTCTTGCTCGACACTGAAACCGAATAACCAGAAACATTGCCCGCATTGTCATAAATAAACGAGATTGATGAAATAACCATCTGTTCCCCTCCTTTCTAGATATATACCTCACCTACCGCAGTGATCCGACTGTTTCCGCTGTTATTCGATAGCTTATACAAACGCCCGTTTTCAACTTGGAATTTTTCAGTCGCACTCCCTTCAATCCAGACTGGAACGGTAAACATTTGTGGAAACCCTTCTCTTACCTTGTCTGGAAGAATGGCAACAGCGTTGCTGGTACTTGCTCCATTGGCTGAACCATTCCAAACAAATTGATCAAATCGAATTAGAATCCTGTTCATGTAACGTTTTAAATAGATATCACCAGCAGTCCCTTTTAATCTGGTCACTTTAAGCCATCCGGTATCATAGAGCATTTCAGCAGACAGAGATCCAGCAAACCCTGCCTCTCGATTATTCAATTGAATCAAATCAAAAGTCATGGAAGCTGATGCGATAAGTTTTGTTTGGTCTCCAATTGAATTTCCTTCATATCTGGACATATGGATAAATTGATCACTGATCACTTGTTCGTAGGATTGAATGATTACGCCCGATGAATTACGAATGACTCCAGCATTTCTGGTTTCTGCGTCTTTGATGGTTAGTTCACCAATTTTTATTGTTCCATCATCGTATCTCCGTGTGTAGGGATTCGAAAACTCTGAACCAACAATCAGCGCACCTTCAACACGTTTAAACACGCCGTTTTCAATTTGCACATTACTTGCAATCAAGTTATCAATGGAAATCCCCCAATGTATCCATTTTGTGCCATCCCATTTATACACAGTGCTTGTTGCATCATTCGGATCTTGCCACAAATCTTCTTTTGCTGGATTAGTTGGTGGTGTGGCAGAAATGATGATCGCATCTTTTCCTTGCTGAGCGACAAGATAGAAATAAGCACTGTAGGTATTATCCGTATATTTGAACCTTGTTCGTGTCCACATATACCAACCCGCTTTAGGTGTGGGTCTAGTCCCTGACCATCCAGATGTCGGTGGATTTACTCCATCTTGAGAAATAGCATAGCTGATTTCTTCGGCAGATACGCCTTTGCCAGGGTCACCTTTCAATGGTTCTGTTTGTTTAACGCCCTCATCATCCTCAATCGTAAGCGAGCTGTCATCGTTAATTGTGATGATAGGACTTTTCCCTGGTTCCCCTTTTTTACCATCATCGATATTGGCAACCGTCACCTCAGCACCACCACGCACGTTCCCCGAATCGTCTGCTACTTCAAAACGAAAGACTGCCTTTTCTTCGATATCTGCAGCATTGATTGTCACTGTCTTGGTATTTGAAAACAAGGTGCCATCTTTAAACCATTTCAGACTAAAGGTATCTGTTACATCCTTGATACCATCTCTAACACGAGCAGTTAATGTGGTACTGCCGAATCCATTTTTGAAAGTAACTCCATCACTAGTGATGATTTCATACGTAAAGACTTTATTTGCTTCGATCAATGCTTGAACACGAGTAAGTAGAGTAGTATCCACTTCTGATTGGAGAATCTGAGCATTAGTGAATACACCTGAGTCATTACTTGGTTTATCAAAATAGATATCCAATTCGCTAACTCTCATAGTCATATTAAGTGAAGGGTTGTATGCCTCATTTAAAACTCGAACAGTATCTCCAATCTGCAAGGTTTTATCAAAGCCTTTGACAGTAACAGTGAGTGTTACTTTGGCTCTTTTCTTTAACTCCGCCAACCCCTGTCCCGCCAATACGTTCTCATTTTCTGTATCGTACTCCCAAGGATAGGAAATGTATCCTTCGCCGTTCACCTTAGAAATAAATTGATTTTTGGCTTGAACGGCTCTGATATGTGCGTCTCCTTTAGGGCTATAAAACAGCCGGTTGCCATCAGCATCCTTTTCATCAATCACGACATTGGTAATTAAAAGACCATCTTTCCCAATGGGTTTGATCGCCGTTTTTAAATCATCTATATTTTCATGGATTTCAATGGTTTCAACATTATTGCCTAGTTCTAGAATAATGTCTTGACGATTATTCCCGATCCCTTGGTATTTATCACTATTTGCTACAAATACATTGAGAATGATGTCAAGCAAACCCCAGTGCTGATTTAATCGGGTAACAAATTCAATCTCTGCATCAAATTTTGTTGCGAGACTAAACAAGCGAGACATGATATTTGAATCTTCTGCTTCCCACTCTAATTGCAACTTCTTATTCGACACCTCGTTGATACCCATCACTAAAGGATTGTCTCCAGTAAATAAAAACACCTTCAGGTATTCCTCAAAGCTCATCGCTTTTGTTGCCTTATATGCAGGGATTTGTTCATTACGAAGCTCTAAAGTAAGACTATCTGCTTGTATAGTTACTATTTCTTCATCCTTAACCATATCTGTAATATCGAAATGAAAGGCAGTTGCGTTATAGAAAAAAGAAATTTTATTTCCTACAACAAAATACTGGGACAATTCCGAGTTTTGCAAAATAGAACATCGAAAGAAAGCAGCTGTTCCTTGTAAAAATCTATGAAGGTTTCCGTCAAAATAGTCATCAGTCACACAGAGCAATTGGTCTTTATTATCTAAGATTGCGATTAATGGACGTTCCATTCTAAACAAACCTCTTTTCATACGTCCCGGTTATTGTCGGCGGAACGGTAGTAAATGGAGAATAGGGGAATTCAATATGATTATTACCAGGTACAAGATACGGAAAATTACTACCAGTGATAAAATCTTCAAGTGTTTGGATTCCGTCTCGATAGATCATGTTCATGCCATTTTCTTTGGTGATAATCACATCCGATCCAGCTGAGAATCGATTAGGTAAATTCTCCCAATACTGTGATTTCAAATCTGCAACCAACACATCCCTAAGTCCCATATTAGGAACAGCTTGTTGCGGTGTACGATCTGCATATTGACCAGTATAGAACTGGACTCGTTTCACTTTTTTTCCTTTTAAGAAGGGGGCATTGACAGAATGATAGCCGCCATTCCAGAAAAACGTGATTTTCTCGCCTTCTTTTCTCAGATCAAACATATTTCGATTGTCATTTCTTGCTTGCGATCCATACGGGTTTGGAGGCAACCAATAAGAAGGTGTTAAGGGGATACTTTTATAAATCTTTGTGCCAGCTCCTTCATTAATCAGAAAATACACAGTAGCACTATTTCCGTTCTTGTCTCCTTTGGAAATTGCCATGCCTGCCACAAAGAGATTATTCTCGTCAACATAGGCTAATGTCCATTGACCAGTTTGCCCCATTTTTCCTGTTTCAAACCATGCCCTTCCCCACAAGTACGCACTTTCAATCGAATTCGGAAGAATCAGTTCCTTGGCTGTTCCATACCATTTTTTTGTACCTGATTTCTTGGCATCCGCTGGGATACCACCCATCCATCCACCATACGCAGTCGTTACCGGCATCTTGGCAACAATCGCCTTCTCTTGGTTCTCATAGAATGTCGTCGCATCCGTCCAATTGCTAAATACGCCGCCATCCTTTCCGATAATGATCTGCGCTTTTTCTCGGATCTCACCATCTGCTTCATCAACATAACCAAGTTGTGTTAGAAAGGTATTTTCATCATCATGCATCCCAATAGCACCTATAAATCCAGTTTCGGCATTATTATGGATCGTAAGTGTTAGCGGGGTTTTATCTGTTCCTTTATAATCAATATCCATCGCAAGTATTCCATTGGAATCAACTTGAGCTGTCACGCTATTCAACGAAGTCGCGTGAGCCATACCATCCGGAACCAAAAAATTTAAAGAAACAGCCACTTCATTTTTATCATCCATTTTTCGAGTGTATTTACTATCTCCATCCAGAACGATGTTCCAATACCGATCTGGAAAGATAGACATCTCTAATCTTTTTGTTTCCCCGTTTGCTAGAAATATACGAGCTAATTCATCTTTATAATTAGCCCATCTCGGATGGTATAAAACAAACTCCATGCTGTATACCTTGCGATCATACTCATTAGAAACGACTCTTCCCATCTTCAATTCATTGCTTATAGAAGGCAGTAAACCGAAGTCTGGAGATTCTGTAAGATCCATGTGTTTAGTTAATTCGAACCCATCAATAGTTATTTTGATATCTGATTCCATAATCTATTTACCACCTACCTTATCTAACATGTTTTGACGATAGTCTCTTTGACTATTTACAACATCGGCCATTACTTTATTATTTGCCATTAGTTTGAGATTCTTAAGGCTGTTATCAAAATTCTTCATAATTTTAATTAATTGATCCAATCGATCCGTATAGTCTTGCGTATTAACAATCGTAGTTGATGTTGGCTCTACAAATGGACTCATACTTCTCAAGTTCCGAACCAATGAAGAATCTTCCGGAATACCCACGCCGTCAGCATACTTTGGAATGCCCAAGCGCCGCATGATCGATTTGGTGCGGCTTGCTTTATAAACTTTGGTTCCCCTCTTAGCATTAGGGATTAGAACATTACGTCCGACTGGAATGTACGGCTCTTTGCCTGGTTCATGTACAATTTCCTTATACAAAGGTCCGGGCTGATCATTTACGATCATATCTCCACCTTTATGAAAATTGGTTCCCTCAGCCATAAAAGCGCCAGCAGCACCGCCAATAGCAGCTCCAGCGGTAGCAACCTTTAGTGTCTTGGTTATAACAGATGGCAAATTTATGAATCTTTGTACAGCTTCTCTTGCATTAAAAGCATTTGAACTGGCATTATCATCCGCATTCAGATATTTCCTAGCTGGATTGTTTCTTGCGAAAATATCTAGTGCTGTTCCACCTGTCCTAGCAGCTAGTTGCGCAGAAGATGAATCACCATTCAAAATCTTCTTAGCTGGATTATTCCCGTTGTAAGTATTTAGTCCGGATTCTCCTTGAAGTAATTTCTGAATAATATCACTATTATCCCCGAATAGTTTCTTCAAAGTAGGCAGTACATTTTTGTTGTAATCATCAACAGAAATTGTTCCATCTTGGACTTTTGCCAGAATGTCCTCGTTATTACCTAACATATGTTTGACGGGATCAGGCAACTCTTTCCAAGCGTTTAAGGATTCTTCAGAAGCAAAAACCTTCGTCATCAAATCTTCGTTATTAAGCAAAATATTCTTTTGAGAGTCAGGAAGTTCCTGCCATCCTTTCCAAGACGTTTCAGAATTAAGAATCTTGAACAACAAGTCATCGTTTTCACCAAAAAATTTCTTTTCGGAATCCGGTAGTTCTTTGAATCGTCCGTACATCTCATCAGATGAATAAATTTTGGTTAACAAATCGTAGTTATCAGCATAAAGTTCTTTGGTAGTATCGGGAATTTCATCCCAGTTTTTCATTTTTTCCTCAGAGTCTTTAATCGTATTTAAGAAGTTGTAGTTCTTAGCATCTAAATCTTTGATCTCTGGCTGATATTCATCCCACAAACCAAGTTTTAACATCGTTTCAGCCATTACCTCAGGAGTGTTTGAATAAAGAAAAGCAGTCTTTGCTTCTAATGACAACTCATCCCATTTACCGGATTCGTCAAGTGCTTTGTACATCGTGATAGAAAATTCATCTTGCAACACAGCCTCTTTATCACTCCAAGCCATTCCATCCCAATACCCATTGGCAATAGCAGCTTCTCCAATGACTTTTTTAGCGTTGGAATCTAAGTTTGCATCATGAACTAAGACTTTCATATCATTCCATGTTTGGATATCTTTAGTAGCTTCTGTAACTATTTCAGTCGCATTAGTTTTAACGTTTCCATCTTTATCCAAGAGTTCTAAATCATTCCAAGTTTTACCAGCTTTTGTGGTTTGATCTGCAGTCCATGCTAAGGATTTCGCGTTTTTCTTAGCGTTCTCCGATAATTTAGCAGATAGATTTGCTGAGTTTTCTAATATCTTTTGATTCTCAGCAATGAACGCTTCTGTAGTGCCAGCGGTTTGATCAATCATCTGACCGTTGGCCAATGATATCTTTTCTGCTAGTTCAGGGTATTTTTGTACTAGTAACGCCATTTGGGCATCCAATGCATCGGTTGATGTTTCGCGCGCATCTTCGTAAAGACCGACCAGCATGTCAATTTCTTCTTTATTCAATTGACCAGTTTTCTCTAATTTACTCCTATAGTCATTAATATCTTCAGTGTAGCTGTCTTTGGTTTGTTGCCTTTGTTGTGCCAATGATTTTATCCATGCTTCAGCTTGTTCCGCTGTTGCTGCTTCAACATCACCTGTCAAGGCAGACATTACTTCTCTGCGAGCATCCGCATCAGTGATTGCTATGTTAAGATACTCTTTTGCACTTTGGGTCATAAGATCTTGAACCATTTTAGCGCCTTGGATTGTAATCTCCCCATCTTTATCAACATACTGCTGTTTGATTCGTAGAACTTCCTCATTATTGGCTTTAACAAGTTCCATTACTTTCTGGGTTTCATCAGCTTTTTCATCAAGAATCTGACCAGCTTTTTCCTGAAGTTCAGTAGGTAATAAATCAACTGCTGTTTTGTAAGCTTCTAGTTTGTTCGTAAGGTCATTCTCGATAGTTGATCCTATTAATTGGAAGTTACTCACCATTGATGCGGTATCAGTATCAAAACCTTGCGCCATAAGATTAAATGTTCCTGATGCTTTATTTGTGTTATCCTGTACAGCTGATAGCGTAGTATCTGTAGCTTGCGTCACATCTTCTCCCCAACGTTGGACACGTTGACTAGAATTCCAAGCTTCTTCACCGAATAATTTCCATGCACCATACCCGACTGCAAGCGCACCACCAACACCAACGATACCAAGAATAAGCGGACCTAATGGACCGAGTGCAGCCGACATGGCTCCTATGCCTCCAGATCCTGCCGCCCCGCTGGCTGCAGCTCCAAATTGTGTCATGGTGCCTGACCCACCTGCTAAAGTTTTTAGAAAGTCATTGGCGGAAATATCTCCATCAATAAATGATTTTTTAACCTCATCGATAGCTTTTTTCTTGGCCATGTTTGCACTTAGATCAATAAAGGATTTTCCTAACCCTCCAATTGTGCCGCTTAATTTTCCGGCAATTGATAACAAAGGGCCAGCGGCCGCAGTAGCAGCTATCAATTTTACGATCATCTGTTGGGTTTTAGGATCTGCATTGCTAAACGCCTCAGCTAGATTACCGATTTGTTTGATTAGAGGTTTGCTCGATTCTAATCCATCTCTTAATGCATCAACAAAAGGACCTCCCAAATCAATCGCAGCGTTAACTGCTTCGTTTCTCAGCATCTTAAGTTTGGATTCCGTTGTTTCGTAACGCTTGCCAGCTTCTTCAGCAAGTGCAGTATTTTCTCCGAATGCTTTGTTACCCATTTCTACCGCCCCAGCAAATACTCCGCTGGCATTAGCTGCACGCAGCAAACTGTCTCTTAACCGAACTTCAGTTATACCCATGTCATCCAACACACTAATTGCAGACGAACCTTGTTCTTCGGCTTTTCCTAATCCTTCGACAAATTTCATAATTGCTTCAGATGGATTAGATTTGAACATTTCAGCAAATTTGTCACCAGTCATTCCGGCAACATCAGCAAACTGTTCCAAGCTAGTTTTCGAATTGTCAGCTTCTTTATACATCTTTTTAAGTTCTGCAGATGTAAATCCCATTTCTTTGGAAACACCAGTTAGTTCTTTGCCACCATTTCGCACCGCTGTTACTAATCTTTCCCAAGAAACACCTTGATCCTCGGCATGTGCTTTCAACTCGTCAAATGAGCCCGCTCCTTTTTCAACAGCTAATTGCATATTAACCATCACTTTAGAAAAGGCTGACCCACCTGCTTCGGCTTCAATACCTACAGATGAAAGAGCAGCGGCGAAACCTAAGATATCCCCTTCGGACATACCAATTTGAGCACCAGCCCCAGCTAACCGTAATGCCATCGCCGATATTTCAGATTCCGTTGTTGCAAAGTTATTACCTAAGTCAACCAATGCAGATCCTAAGTTGCTAAATTTATCTTGCGACATTTGAGTAATATTAGCAAAACGAGCCAACTCGGTGGCAGCTGTTTCAGCGCTCATGTTTGTTGACTCGCCTAGATCGATCATTACTTTAGTAAATGCAGAAACATTTTCTGTTTGAATTCCCAATTGCCCTGCAGCTTCAGCAACAGCAGCTATTTCACTATGGGTTGACGGTAGTTCATTTGCAAGATTTCTTAAACTCGCTTCAAGATCATCGTATGAATAAACAACATTACCATTGCTATCCACCACTTCGTCTGATGTTTTCTTTACACCAGCAAATGCTGATTCCCAACTAATAGCAGCGGCAGTCACAGCAGTCACGCCAGCCGCAATAGGTACAGTTAAGCCTTTTGTCAAACTAGACCCTATGTCCCCTAGTCTTTTGCCGTTGTTTATTAAAACATCACTTGCTTTATTGATTGAACCAGTTAAACCTTCATTTCTGATTTGATAGTCAGCAATCGCTCCTGCGGTATTTTGTAACTGTAGTTTATAGTTTGCCAGTTTACCGTTAGCATCTTGTAATTGGTTAGCCAGCCGTTTCGTGGAGTCAGTAGCTTTACCATCAACAAATGAACCATCATAGGCTTTCTTGAGGGCGGTCACTTGATTTTCTTGTGCTTTGATAATCTGTGTTAAACCATCGTATCGAGTGCCTAATTTGCCAAGTTTGTTCCCTGCCAAGTCAGCAACTTTCATATTTGCTTGCATTTCTTTTGCTAGGTATTGTACTTGTTTTTTAGAATTAGCAACGCCTTTCCCAAAATCGGCATCATCCAACCCTAGCTTAATGACCATATTTCCTAATGGAGTTGCACCAGCCAAATCATCCGCCCCCTTTCCCTTTGACTAAATCAGACAATGGCTTAATTTCTTTGCGTTTTTTATTTTTCTTTCCTTTTGGCGTTTGTTTAAACATAATTTCATAAAGGTACAGCGTATCTGTATTTAGAACGTCATTGATTGTCCAACTGGGATAAATCTTCAATATCGACCTCACAACATCTAGCTGTAACTCATGATGATCGGACGAACTTATTTTCCGTCCTTTTTTCCTTTTGGGTCTTTCTTATCTGTTGGATCTGATTCTTCCACGTCTTTCTCGTACCCTAAGACACGGTACATAATGATTTCTAAGATTAAATCTTTGTCCCATGTATCAATACCGTCTAAAAGGACAGTTCCTGTTAAATCTTTGTCATCAAACAAGCCTGCTACAAATTCAGCACGGAATTCAGTAAGCTCCCTATTTGAAGGAGCAACATCATTACCTTCTTCATCCTTTTTAAAAAGTTTTGCTTCACCATCCGTGTAATCCAAAGCTTTTGAATAAGGCACGTGACTTTGCGTGAAGGTCTTTCTTGTTCCATTGATCATTAGATCCAATCTGATTTCTTTTCCAATTTCTGACATGTATAATTCCTCCTATTAATCAAAAATAAAAAGGCTAGTCCGAAGACTAACCTTTGTCATATTACTGTCCGCCACCACTTGGAGGTGTAACAGCGCCACCAAGAACGGCAGTTTTTAGTTGGGCGACTGCAGCCGTCCCAAATGCACGTAAGACTTTAACAGTTTTATCATTTTCACCAATGGTAATTTTTCGAGAGATTGCGTTGTAAACGTACTCGCCCGCTTCAGGTGTAAAATCTTCATCGTTTTTCGTAGCCAATGAAAACCCATCACGATTAAACGAACCTGCTACCATAGCAAAAGCAACTGGTTCACCATATAAATCTTCTGCTTCAGCGACTGCAGCCATATAAGGAGGATCTGTTTCATCACCGAAACCGTCGATACCTTCCGCCATTTTGATCAATCCTAATATTTCTTGTTCAACTTCTACAGGCACATCCAGTAAACCAAAGTTTGCAGCTACTGATCCGGTACCTTTTTTGGACAAGTAATATTCAACGTTACCAGCAAATACTTTCACCGCTTCTTTGGATAGTCCTGTTAAGTCGAAGGCAGTAGGTCCACCTTCTTTTTGTTTACCTTCTAAAATGTGAATTTCCGCTGTTGTATCTGGTTCTAAAGCTGTAGTAAGTTTTCGAACCGATAATTTATCAAAGCCATAAGTTTCCATTTATAAATTCCTCCTAATAAAATAGACACCGATTAATAATCAGTGTCATGAATTTGTGTGTTTTTTCGATAACGTCTTGCATCCACAAAGCGTTTTGTTTCTGAGAAATATTCGTCAAGCCCACCATTTAACTGAGCATAACCAAATTTCCACATCGCAGCTTTCACTGCTTTAGCAATTTCTTTCGTCAAAATCCTTGATTGAGTTTCAACGTTAATTTGATAACTGAACGTTTGCGACATCTCTTTGTTGGCAGCATAATAAGCACTAGTCGGCGGCCCAAGTGGTGTATCGATGATAATAAAAGGTTTGGTCGAATCGAAGCTTTCAGGTACTTCATAGAATTTGATGTTCTTTGCAGTAACCTCTTTTGCAATCGTAGGATCAGCAGATAAAACGTTGTAGACTTCCATCATCATATCTTTCATCGTGCTAACTCCTCCAATTCTGACCGCATCTCCTCAAATGCAGATCCTTCTGTTTTATCAACCACACCTTGCAATTTCCCCATTCCTCTAGGGCTAATGTACTTACCAAACCGAGTATAGCCAAACTCACTCAAATGCACTAAGCGCCATCTTGAACCTTGACCCCAACCAACTTCGATCGTTTTAGGCGGTCCTTTTTTCACTCCGGAAACAATTACTGTGTCATGCGTTTCACCAGTATCCATGTAACTGGATACCGCCTCTTGCACATCTTGTTGCAATTTTTTCCCATAGTTTCTAAGCGACTTATTCACGATCCGGTTTGTTCTTGCTGGACCTAGCTTGGCTTCGAGATTCTTTAGTATCTCGTCCACACCTTTAACTGAAACGCTCATGAGGTCACCCCCAAGATGATTTTAAGAAAATCGTTATTCTCAACATCTGGCGCAAAATCTACAATATCCCACACATCATCTTTGTATCGGAAATCATCCAAGACTACTTTATGCGCATTGTTTGGCAAATAATCTGTGAATGGATCTCGAATCTTAATTGTGACAGCTTTTTTTGTTCCTTTGCCGCTAAGGATATCTCTATCCTTAGAAGAAGGATTGTAGACTAAGCAAGTGCAGTAATATAATTCCTTGTTTTCTTGTTCACCTGGTTCAGGTCCATCGTTTGGTTTTACTTCAAAAAAAGTAACCGGCGTATTTAGATCACCGGCTACAATTTCAGGTCTTTCATATTTTGTTTTAATCGGCAACTTGATCACCTACCAAGTCAATTGAAGCGTCCATGATCATCATCTGAAAGTTGTCGTAAAAGTATTCGAGCGCCTCGTTCCTTAAATAACGAGTGCGCTCATAGACTAATTCTTTGCCCTTTTCATACTTCGTAGGATCAAACTCTCCAATAATTGATTTGATATCGGCAAACCCACTTTCCAGTTGTTTGCCAATACTTTCATCTTCGGATGAATGAAAAATACGAAAGCGATCTTTGAATTCATCAATAAAAACTGGATCGTTCATTCGTTATCCCTCCAATAGATCAATTAAATCTTGCTTCTTAGCGTTGCTTGCATAATCAATTGCACGCTCGTCTAACAACGCTTTTAGTTCTGGAACCGTAAGGCTAGAATAGTCTACAGTCGCCATACGAGCGTTAGGCGTTGTTACTCCCCCGAGCCACCGCTAGTTGGAATAGCAATGTCATAGACTTGTGCTGCATAATTATCAACAGGCTTACCGTTACCCAACATGTCAATGGCATAAAGGGTTGCACGTTTCATCGCAAACGTTTCTTTGTATTCAGAAATCTTTTCAGGCTGAGACTGAGTAGCATCATAGCCATTTTCGATAAATACAATTAGTTTGTTAACAGGAACATCAACCGATTGGATAATGTGATCAGGGGAAATGAATGGCATGTTCGTCACGAATACCCCATTTGCATTTTGGATCGTTAGCCGTGCAACAATATCGTAGTAGTTGACTGGGTTGATAATTAAGTAAATCTTACCGTCAACCACACGTGTTTCATCAGTAGCATTTGTGTCACCAGTACCAATTGAATGTTTGTAAGAAGCCATTTTTTTCATAACAGCTGCAAATTCAGTAACCATCGAAGGTGCATCTTTGAATGTCAAAGTACCAACGCTGGCTTTATCCGGATAAACCCCACCAACAACGGCTCCATCTAAATCTTTCAACAAACCAATCGGTTCGTCTTTACCGGTACCAGTAACAATTTTAGTTGCCCAAGCGTCTTTAACAGCTTCTGTTAAGCAAAGGCGTACATAACGATTGATCCATCGAGCGCCTAAGTGCAATGTATCATTTGAAATTAAGAAGAAAGCAGTTAAGGCGATCTGTGTTGCTTCTTCCACTCCGAATTCAGCATCTAATTGCCCTTCAAGATCTTTATGCAATGGACCGAAAACGGCAACCCCTTTGCGGCGAGAACGAATTGTTTTAGTTAAACCAACAGTAGGTGTGAAATTCACCAGACGTAAAATAGGATGTTCCTTTTGAAGATCTTCAAATACACGTTCGAAAATGGTTACTGGCCATGTAATGTCCTTGTCGAAACCACCGGCTTTTTCTACTTCATTGTAGAATTTAGTTTCTTCTGCTGTTAAAACTGGAATGCCACGTGATTGAAGGATTTGGTTGTCAGTGACGTTCTTCAATTCTTCATATTCAGCACGTACTTGCGATCCTGCATCTTCTGCAATCGCAGTGACATAAGCTTCTAAAGCATCGTTTACTTGTTCAGGTGTTGCATCTTCTTTTGCAGAAATAGCGTTAAAGACTTTCTTCGCATCTGCAGTTTTGTCTGTAATTTTTAACATAATTTATTCTCCTTTTCGCAATCGTGCGATTAATGATTTTGGTTTAGGTTCTTGTTCCACTTGATTTGTTACAGTTTGATTTAAATTAGCCATAGCAACAGCAACTGCATCTTGAATCATTGATGCAATATCCTGCGGTTCTTCTTGAGGTTCGGCACGTTTTACAGAATCAGCAAATCCAAACTTTACAGCTTCATCTGCTGTGAACCACCTAGCTTCGTTAATCCATGTAGTGATTTGATCTTTTGATTGGCCAGTTTTATCTGCATAAATAGATAAGATAGAATCATCAATTGTTTCAAGAGCCTGCAAGGTTTTCTTGATATCAGTTTTATTTCCCCATCCAACTGTTTCAGCTTCATGAATCATAAATGAAGTTCCAACATTCATAATTACCTCATCCGCACCAGCGCAAATAAATGTTGCTGCACTAGCAGCCGTTGCCATGACTTCTACAGTGATATGACTGCTATGGTTTTTCAGATAGTTATAAATTTCAACACCTTGGAAAACATCCCCGCCATTAGAATTCAGACGAATCACAACATCATCAGTCACACCATCTAAATTATCTCGAATCAATTTGGCATCGATATACTTGTCATCTGACCAGTATCGTTTTTGGATAACACCAGATAAGGTGAGAATATGTTTTCCTTCTTTTGACTCATTGTGAAACTCAAAAGGTACTTTTTTAATTTCCGGCATTTTCGTTCTCACCTCCCTTCACTTTTTCATAGTTTTTAGTCATAATCAGTTGCTGTCCTTCGCCATTCGGCAACGGATCATAGTCAGTCACTTCACGCACTTCATCACGCAAGAACGTTCCGGAAGAAACGATCTTATCAATCTGAGTGGCGTTTTCCAGAATGCTGACAGGTAATACTTTAGAAACTTTGATACGTTCGCCGTTCTTGTATTCTTTTTTAGTAATAATTTTCGCCATTAGTTCATCCTCAAGCTTCTTCATTAGTGGTGCGATACACAACTTCCGAAAGGCTTGAAGGTTAGAATCAAGTTCAGCTTTTTCACCATAAATAAGCGCCGTAGGAACTCCTATGGCGTTGGCTACATCATCTATCAACGATGTTTTCATTTTATTCAGTTCATCCAGCGATTGATTAGACACACCTTGTTTGTTGGTGTATTCCTCATAATCAATGTTCTTCACCTTTGCCACGATCGCAACTGATTTCGTCTTAAAGGCTTGGTAGATTTTATCGACATATTCTTGAAGTTTTTCTGTTCGAGTCTTGCCGTTTTCATCTTTCTTTTCGTTGGCAGTAGCAGTTGCATTGATAGACACCGATCCACGAATTTGATTGTTTCGCATTGCAATTTCAATAATTCGCCCAAATAATTCGGAATAGTCCTCGAACAAGCCCTTTGTAAAACGATCAAGTTTATCATTGTTGTATTCAATATAGATCACATCTGACATATTAAAGCTTTTTTGAAACACATAGTTCTTTACTGTTACGCCAGTGAACACATCATCATAAACGGCATATTCAGTACGAGAAAAATCATCAGCTATCAGCAATTGGTTATCTTCAGTAAAAATGACCAGTACTTCGTTGTCGTCCATAAGTCGGTAGAAAAACTTTTCCCAGAACGTTGCAGCCGACATATCATTGTTGGGTCGAACATTCAAAATGTATTCCCAGTCAGCAGTACCATCTTTGTTTTTGAATTTTACTTCCAGCGTGGACATTGTCCTTGCGACAAAATCTAGCACTGTATTCTTTGCCATAATTTTCAGATATGCTCGGGCGGATTCATCATCACCATAGACGAGATCTGGGATCCAGTCCGAAGGTTCTTCATTACGTATGGACTGCTTAAAGACATCAAATAAACTCACATATTTTCACCACCTTTCAATTGGATTAGATATATGGATCACCTTCACTTTCCGGCAAATCGCCTGCCTGATTTATTTTGGATCTGTTCAGGTGGTTTCTTCTTGTATCCCAAAGGCGTTAAAGTTACTTTAGTGAAATAAACCATGTTGCCGGCCATTACGTTTTTTGTTTTTCGCTCAACGTTTAGATATTGTGGTTTATACATAATGATCACTCTCCTATTGCACACGTTTTGAATCCGGCTGAAATTAATTTTTGGTTTAGTTCTTTAATCATTGGACGCATTATTTTTTGCATTCTAAAACTACCTCCTCGGTAGTCAATGAACAGACCAACATCACTAGTGTTTAAATCGTATTCCCCCTCCTTGCAAATTAATTTCTTAACAGCAAAGATTGTAGAATTACCTTGATACCTATAATCACTATTTAATGTTGTTTGACCAAGCAAATACTGCATTTGAAAGTACCTCAACTCGAAACCCAAGGCTTTTTCAATCTTTTTTCCAGTTCTATAATCGATTTTCAATTAGATCACTCGCTTTCTAAAATTCGATTTCATCCAACATATCAAAGGCATCATCATAGTCGTAGTCAATGATTTCATCAGCACGCCATAGGCAGTATTCAAAAGCCTTGAAGCCGTCTGTCTTACGACGAACCTCTTCTTTCTTCTTGTATGATTTATTCCCATCACCGTTAGTCTTAACTAGTACATTGTTTGTGTACCAGCGCATCAATGGATTATCACCAAAGATAATGTGGTTATTTGCGAATGCATCTTCAATCCTTGGCGCTAGTAAATTATCAGCAGCTGTTGGGTTTTTAATCACTTTGATTTCAAATCCTTCCTCCAAAAACAATGGTCGCAATAAATCCATCCGGAAATTATCGGCTACTATTTTCGTTATACCGTATTTTTCACGTTGCTCAACAAACCAGCCGACAACTGTTTTAGGATCGATTGTGGGCCCATCTATGACCGTCAGCAATCCTTTTTCTTCCCATTCCCTTATCGGTGCAAATTTTTCTTTTGTAGTTTCAGAAGCTTTACGAGAATATCCGTAGTAAATGTCCACAAATTGCTTTCTAACGAACGAATGGGTCTTGAATACATAATCATCCCCATCACGAAACAAAAGCCCACAAGCGGCGAAATCACGCAGACTGGCATAGTCTAAACCGCCAATGGCTTGTTTGCCGATTAGGTTTGTTGGGAATGGTCTGTTGGTTGCCAGAATCTCTTCACGACTAGCCACCGATCGTTCTAAGTCTGTGACAGGTAAGTTCATACGTTTAGTCATGAACTCTTCTCGGTTGCTTGGATCGTCTTCCAAATCCTCGTATTCTTCCATAACAGTTTCGTAAAGATTGTCCGCATACTCAGATAGTGGCTGATGAAACATGGGATTGGCTAATTCCCAGTTGTCAGGATCATTGACCTGTTCTTCTGAGTCTAGTTTGCAAATGAAAGGAAAAAGAGCATTGAAACGGACTGAACCGCTCAACACTCTTTTCGCTTTTTCTTTCATGTCGTCCAAGAATCCCTCACGAACATAACCGTCAGTCCCCACATAAAACTCCCTCGGGTTCGGGCGTTTACCAAGCCCACTAATATGGACTTTTACATCTTTGTTCGATTCGTATCGATGGATTTCATCAAAAGCTACTGCTCCATCACGCAATCCATCTTTTGTATCGCCATTACTAGTACGGAATTTTATCTTGCTTGCAGTCTTTTTGCTGGTGATCACAGACTTGCCATATTCGAAAGCTTTTTGTAAAGTCTTATTCCGCTTGATTGTATTGTATATCTCTTCGAATGATGTTTTCGCTTGATCCTCACTATTAGCAACGATCGAAATATTGTAGTCCATGATGCCATGCATTTCGGTTTGCAGAAAGTTTAGTACCACAGATAGCAGTCCGTTTTTTCCTCCACCACGACCAAACATCCATAGGAACTTACGATAAACATTCCGGTCATTCTTTTTGAAATAAAAAAAGATAAATGCGATTAAGAACTTCTGGAATGGCAGCATTGGGAAATACCATTTCTCACCATAAGCAATGCACTTATCAATCATCACATCATCGAAGTAAACATCATCCCGACTAAGAACATCACGTTCTAAATACTCAATTAAATCTGCTCGCTCTTTGTTAAACTTTATTTTCCCTGATTTGAATTGTTCGATATAGTAATCAACATGTTTTTGATGAATCATGTTAGATCACTCTCATCGTAATCATCTTGATTATCAGTGACTACTTTACCGTTCAAATCATCAAGGTTAAGGTCTTTACCAAGAGCAATAATTGCACGAGAAATCGTAACTTTTTGAGCGATTGCTGGGTTAGTTTTAAGATACGTTTGAGTGCCGTTAAAGCCTTCGACAATTGGTCCGTATTGCTTAACAGCTTTATCCATTTTTCGATAAAGCCTAACTAAATCAAGGTATCTCTCAACTTTTTCAAGTTCCATCTGATCGTTTACGTCAATCTGTCTCAGCAACTGTTTCTTTAAATCTGACATCTTCAAAGGCTCTCACCCCCCTAGCAAAAAATTTTTAGTCATAAATTTGGACAGTTGACCCCTCCCACCGGTTCCCTAGATTGGGATTTGACCCCAAAATAATTCGACCGGGGGTATGTTGGTCCCCACTTTCATTTGTTATTCGGTCCTGTTTTGGGATTTGGTTTCCACGAAGTCGATCGACAATGAGATGTAATCGTACGTTACCTGTTCTCTGTCTGGTGCTGGATGAGTTTCATTGTAGTCCCCACCCATTATGATCACATGACCATCATCAACTCGCTGCTTAAATGAATTCAACTTATCAATTGTATCCTGAATCCAAGTACTGGCATCATGTCTTGATTCATTTAGATTTTGAATTGCTGATCCTTCTTTTATAAATGTTCTTTCATCATTACTCATTGATTCATTACCTCCCCAGTGATTCGATCAATAGATAATACTTTCTGTTTGGGATCATCATAAGTCACATAAATAAATGTAATCACATTGGTTCCTTCATCCCAGTCGTGTTTTGTTACATAGTGATTCGTCATTGATACAACTCCGACTTCGCAACCTTTGATATTCAGTTTAGGAACATGTCCATTCAAATCGAAGCTAACGTCTTCGCTATTCAATCTCAACACTCCCTCGTAATTAATACCTCCCACACCCAATATAGGTGTAGGAACCCAGTCATTCTGTGTACTGAGTAATCTTTTCAAAATACCTACCACCACTCATCATCCCACTTTCTTTTCTTTGGTTGCCCACGATAGTTCATTCGATCGTGTCGCTTATTGTGACAGTCCTTACATAACGTTCTTAGATTGTCTGGATCAAACGCCAGCTCTGGATTTGTTTCTAACTCTTTGATGTGATCGACTTCCAGTATCGAATCATACTGTGTAGTCAGTCTGCCTTCTGCTTTACACCACTGGCATTCATAGTGATCTCTCTCAAGTATTACCTGCCTTAGATTTCTCCACTTAGTCGATCCATAAAACCTAGCTCGATCCGCTTTGGTTTTTACAACAGGTATCATTGTTCTTTGGCTAATTGCTCAACGTAAACATTTACCAAGGCTCTTTGCACTTGTAAGATTCCATCTACTCCAAGCTGAGTGACATCAAGATTCATACGTTCTTTTATAAACGTTGCGTTGACAGGTGCCTCAAGTGATCGCTTCATCATGTAATAATTCAGTGCTGCAAGTTCATCTACCTTTAGTCCGTAAGCTGTAATGATTTTCCAGAACAGATCAGCAATAGCATCCATGTCCTTCTCTTCTCGCAACTGAGTTAGCATCTTGATGAAGTCGTCTTGCTTTTCTGGAACAGATTTCTTTTTATGATCCTGCAGTTTCTTCATTCCTATCACTCCTTTTCGGCATAATAAAAAACACCTGAGGTTAATCAGGTGTTTAGACGAATTTTATTCTGTACCCATGATGTATTCATATGCTTCTTTAACAAAGAAAAAAGATGCGATAAAAGCTAAAATCAGTTTATTCTCAACTAATTCTAAAGAAATGGATATTAAACCAGCGCATATTAACAATGTGGTTAATACTCTATAACCAGTCTTTTTAAACTTATCATCTTTTTCAATTTTTCTAATATAATAATCAAGTAAACAAAACATGACGCCAATAATACCTCCAAGTATTAGATAGCCTACTTTATCTGTAAATATATTTAAATGATTTAAAATAAGTAATAATGCAAAAAATATTGCCATCAACGTCTTCCATTTATTTTTATTCGACATCAGTAACACACTCTCCTTTTATACGATACATCCATCATACCGAATTTAAAAAGAAAAGTGAATAATAAAAAGACAGCACTAGCGAATTCTGAAATGAGGAGATTCACCTCGATTCAAAAAATTGTGCTGTCTTTCTATTCCTGTCAAAGAAGTAAAGCGATGAGGGATTAGCCCCCTTTCGGTATTTGGAATAGTGTGAGTAGTCCAACAACCGGCTCTCCGTTTCTTCTACGCTATTACTATAACCTGTTTAAATCAAGAAATATACACAGGCTTTGAGGTCGCATTTTGTGGCAATGTCAAAACAAACTTAACTGATCTTGATCCGCTGAATAGTAGTCCATTTCTTCTTGCTTCTTCAAGCGTTCCTCTCGCCGTGCCTCATACTCATCCACGAATGATAATGTCTTGCGAATCTCTGTATGCCGCTTTCTTATATAAGATACGCTGTAGCCTGTAGCATCTGCTATATCATAAACATCCATGTCATCAATATACTTTAATTTAACAATTTGATTGTCTGCACCGCTGAACGAATCAATCAATTCCATCAGTTCAACTTTTTCTTTTTCAAGCAGCTCTAGTTCATTCTCTATGATCCTGATGTTTTCTTCCAACGATGATGATCTTGAATTTTTTTCAAGGCGCACGTTTGCTAAATCACCGTTGACCCATCGATCTAATTCCAACCTACTCTTGTTAAGATTCCATTTCATGAAGAGTATTTGTTCTTCTAAGTCTTGGTAGTTTTTAAGCCATTGAAATCTCACAAACGCCACCCCTTTATGGTAAAATAGTCTTGTCACAGGTCACTTACCCAAAAGGTAGTGGCTTTTTTATTTATCAAAATGTGAGCCATGTTGATGTTCTTCATCAATGATCAAACTCTTCAATGTCTTACCAAGGACTTTTTTATTTAATGTTCCATTTACCTTGGCTTTTTCTAGCAACTTGCGCTTCTTCTTTTTTACTTTCGATTTTTTCTTTGGCAATGGCTTGTTTCTCCTTTTCATCCAATTCTTTACCGAAAATCACACTTGCGAATACTGCCGCTATTACGGCTACAAATATTAAAACCGCTTCTGTCATTTTTGTACCTTCTCAATTTCCTGCTCTAGCCATTCATCTTTCGTTGCTAGCAAAGTACCTTCTTTGGAGTAATATTCATCGATCAACCTTGCTGGATTTTCCTTGGTTCCCTCACCTTCGAACGAAACGACATGAATAACTTCCATCATTTTAACTTCACGAACATGATTTGATCTCTTAGGTAGTACCATTTTCATCCCCCCGCTTCCATCGCATCCCTAACCAGCGGATCATTGATAATAATCTTGTACTTCATCTGCTCATGCTGCAGCTGCTGTTCTAGCTTTACGATTTGCTGTTTCTGGTTGATTATTGTATAGGATAGCCAACTCAGGCCAGCGATTGTTAGCAGTATCAACATGACTGCTTGGCTAGTTTTCATCGGCTGGCTCCAGTAGGTTTGGGTTCTCATAGATATTGCCGATGACTTCCATTTTGCTGATAAAAGTTACTAAGCTAATAGCACCAAGTTTAAACATTCCGTTTTCAAAACGAACAACTCCGTAACCATCTTTTATTGGATTAACCATTTTACAAGGTTGGACATTGCTTGTTAAAATATCCGCCTCGAAAATTTCCACGCCGTTCTTATCTTTCAATCCAGAAGATTGCATGAGGATAAATTCTTTAAACCAATACCACTCACTAACATCTTCAAATTTGAGATATGCCATCTTTCTACTAAAATCGATTTCTAGTACATCATGCATTGATTTGGTTTCAAGCAAAAACGCTCTAAATTTTGGTGCCATTTTATCCCTCCTGTTCGATTTCGACGGCGATATATTTCACAAACACATAGACACCCTCAATTATTCCTTGATACCACCTAACATGGCTATCTTGGATATTGAATCCAGCGCCCAGATAATGGTTCAACATATTTTCTAGTTCCTCACCAGAAACACGGTTTAAAACCTCTACTTTTACTTCACTCATTCTTATCCCTCCTGTTTGCTATCGCTGACGATTGCGGAATTAATCGTTTATTTCTTCTGCGCTTAGAACTCGGCGATACTGTGATGACAATCTTTCCTTTGCTTCCTCAGCATCAAGTGCATAGATCTCCATAGTTTCGGCTTCATTTGTTTCAGCAAACGCATTCTTAAATGAGACCTTAAAGCGTTTTTCCTTTAAATAATCGCTATCATTCATCATATCGCTTGCCCAAGACTTATCGTCAGGATCAAATTGACCAATAAAGCTCTCCTCGTCATCCTCATTTGGGTTATACGCACAATACTTTATAGGTATGACTTCTAAGCATCCTTCGTGATAAAACTTATTATCAATTTTTACTACATCTTCAAATTGGCGAAATGCTTTTTCGCAGATCGGACATTTCATCATTACTCTGCCTCCTGTTTCAAAGCCTGCAAGACCTGTAATATTTCCTGATCTGTAAAAGATTTGATATTAGACTTAGTCGTAAATCTTTGGCCGAGAACCCAGATTAAACCGAGCATGTTTTTATCTTTTTGAGATTCTTTAATCTCCCTCAGGTCTTCCAAAAGTAGTTTCTGATTCTCGTTGAGTTGCGGTTGATCAGACATTTTAACAAGCTTTTCACCTATATCGTGGACAGTACTCCAGTCTGAGTACATTGATTCAAAATCCGGATGTGTATATTGCAACGCTATGTGCATAAGAATTGTACCCATTTCTTCTAATTTACTCACATTCATTCCTCGCTTTCTGCTATCTCGTCGGATAGCTGACTAATCGTAATAGCTCTCCAAAATCTTCCCTACATCTTCTCCGTTAACAAAAACGGATAAAACACTGAAATAATAATCCCCATTTCCGTTGTCTGCTCTCAGTTGAGCTTGGGCGATAGGATTTTGATCATGCATTACTACTAACTTCGCGACCATTTGAGTTTCTCCCCACTCTTCCACATCTTTTTTCACATCGATTAGTTGCACATCGGTTATAAGACCATCAGCTTTAGCTGTTTCCCAAGTGCCGTCAGCAGAAGCGCAACAATCTGCATCAGTACATTCAAAATTGATGGTTGTACCATCCACTAAGACTAGACTATTGTTTGATAGCTCATTAATTCTTTTCATCAAAATTTTCTCTTTTAGTTTTTCAATTGTATCTTTGTGATATTCCATTGATATCATTCCTTTCAGTTGGTAATATTGGTGGATTACTGACTCTCAACCTTTTCAAAAAGTATCGAATAATCATCAATCTTTAAAGATTTGGCAATCTCTTCAACAGTCCGTAATTGAATACCAGCTCTTTTCTGTCTTGCGTTTTCGTGAGTTTTTCTTAAAGCTACTTTCTTAGCTTTTAAGTGCCAGTCAACGTTTGTCCAAAATACTTCGAGAATGTCCATTTCCCCACTCCTTCGTTTCTTTACGAACAGCAGCACCATCTTTATTGCAGACCGGACAGTTGATTGCTACTGCCCGGCCAAACATATCTTTTCCCCAAATAATCCTTTCGCCTTTACATCGATTGCATTTCATGGGATCACCTACTTAATCTGGTTGCTTTCCAACAAGTGAAGGTACAATAAACCAACATCGATCAATTTCTCATTCATGATTTGAGCAACTTCGCTAGGTTTAAACCCTTTGCAAAAGAGATCTTTTGCTTGGTTAATTACACCAACGCTCCAATAAAATTTTGCATCTTCCAGAATAATTATTTTGCCATCATTCTTCCCCATCCGAATCACCTGATAATTCTTTGAATATCACTTCATCTTTTTTCTTACTCCAAGTATCAGCGAATGGTGCGAAGTACTGACGAGAGATTTCAATCTGATCAATTAATGCATCTTCAGACATTTCATAAACAGCAGCTACTTCGGAAATTTTCTCGCCCTCCTCAATTTGAATTAATACATCACGAGGATTGATAGTGATGCTGTCCGGTAACGGTAACGAGGTAGCGGTTTTGATGAATTCATCAATGGTTACTTTGGAAACTTGAATCTCAACCATTTCAATTTCTTCAACACCATCACCAACATCTAATGAAGTTTGTTCTTCTTTCAAGACTTCAATTGTTCCATCGCTATTTACTGCATAATTGACGTTCGGACGTTTAGTCTGTTTATTGATAGGAAGCGTGTAGCCGACTGTTTCAGGTTGGATAGTAACTGATACTGTCTTACCTAAAAAGTCGCTCAAATCGTCATAACGACCTTTCAGTGATCCGTTGTTTACCACTAGTAGCACTTCTACGTTTCCGTTAGATTTTGATGTAGCCTTTTTTACCTCTGGTCGAAAGTTTACTTGTTTAGTCATTTTTGTTTTCCTCCAAATTTTTAATTTTGATTTCTAGCTTTGCTAGTTTTTCTGTTTCTCGTTCGATGTTCCGTTGATAATGTTCGGCACATAAGCGCAAGGCTTCCTCGTAGAATGGTTTCCACTCAAATTCTTCGTTGAATTCCTTGCAGATGCTATCAAAGTCTTCTAGCAGGTCCGCATCGTCACTGCTCATAAGTGCCCATACGTCACGCTTGCCGTTGTAATAAGCACGAATGTTTATACTCACTTCTCCGGTAAAAATATCTTTGAATCTCTCGGTTTTCAATTCTGGCTTTTCTTCGTGGTCGATAACATCGAATCTGTTGAATTTCAGCCCATAAATTGTTTCCATGTCATTCCTCCTTAGTGTTTATTAAGATAAAAGAACGTCCTTTGCTGTCTTTGGTTCCTGTTTTTACTCTGCATGTCACTTCATACTTCGATAAGCCACAAAACTCCGCTACGGCTCTCTTATTGCCCTCAAAAGCGATTTTGCTATCTTCAATGACTTGGATTGTTAACCCTTTACGCCCTGATTTGGTGACAGCTGTTTCACTTCTGAGTCGTTTCAATTCCTGCTGTACTGTTTTATTGGTCTCAAAGTCGTCACGCTCGGCAAGGTAAACCATTCGGGCAAGTCTGGCACGCTTTAGCGCTCGCCGTCCTTGTTTACTTGTAACCATATAAGCCCACCTAACTTTCGATAATCGAATTGCGTTTATCTTTTAGTCGTTCCAGCTGATATTCAAGTGATTTGATTTCACTATCTACTTGATAAAGCTGCCGCTCTTTATCTGGTGATGCTGTTTTTTTAACAAAATATTTCGGATATTTTCTGCCGCCCGAATCACATGCAACACAAAATCGATCATCGTTTAAATATTCCTGATAGGTGGTTTGATCCACTTCCCGAACATCGCTATAATCAAAAATCAGCGTAAAGTCATTGATGTTTTCATTGTCCAGGACGTATGAAATACTGTCATGATAACTTTTATAATAGCTATCAATCAGCATTATTTTGTTTTCGCTGATCCGAGGAACGAACGTCCAATTCGTACACCAATAAGGATCGGAACTGCCCCCTCGACGTGTTCTTTCGTCAATCTCTCTTGCGTACAGTCCGGTAGGGATAATCTTTAACCTGTTTTCTGCTGATAACATTTTCGCCCTCCTTGTCATAAGTGCCTCATTGATCGAACAGCAATCGGCGTTGAATTTTTCTTACTACTCCGTTCATTTGCCGGTCGTGTACGCCACATCTGTTCTAGCTTCCGAGCAAGTGTTATTGCTTTTGATTCTGTACAGGTTTGGCTGATTTGATATTTCACATCGCCGTTTACGTCCAAAAATTGAACATTCCATTCTTTAGACCTCTCCATCATTTGGTTCCCTCCAATTTTCTCTTGCGGCGATCGCTTGCTCTTTTGCGCTGCTGACGAGCTGATTCAAAGCAACTCATTTCCTCGAATCTATTGGTTTTAGAATTGAACTTTGCGAATGTCACTGGGAACCCGTATCGGTTAGCAAACATCTTCATTTTCAACATCGAGATTGCATCTTGATACCCTTTGACATCAACTACCTTAACCAGCTTGCCTTCTTCATAAATGACGAAATCCGCTCGATAATGTATTGGAGCTACCTTCAAACCATCACTATAAAATCCCTCTTGCAAGATCATATTTTTTTGCATTTCGCAAAAATTATCTGATATTGGTAGAAAGCTCATCCCTTTTTGTTTCAAGATTTTGTAGTATCTGGCTTCGGCTTTTGAATCAAAGAGAATGCCATCTACTTCATGTTTAGTATTTCCGTACTTACTTCTAGTTTTTGTAACCAATAGCTACACCGCCCTTAATCGTTTATCTGCTGTAGTTACGAACTTAAATGCGAATCCTTTTGAATTTTTGAATAAACGAGATACTATTCTTTCTCCATATGCGTTCTTCATTTCTTTTCCAGTCAAATTTGTAGTTAAAATGATCGCCTGATTTTGGCGAGCTTCTAAAATTGAGTTCAATGTGTCATTATTGAAATTCGTACTACTGCTATAGGTAGTTCCTCCTAGTTCAGACCCCAAATCATCGATCACCACAAGATCGGCTGTTTTAATGTCTTTCATAAGTGAACCTTGAATTTCCTTTCTCAATTGCTCGTCATTGAATGAATACTTGATTTGCTCCAACAATTCACGATAGCTAATAAACAGACATTTTTTGTCATAATCTGACCGTTTAATAATTTCCCAAGTGGCAGCCATGGCTAGATGACTTTTACCGCTACCTGACTTTCCATTCAAGGCAAGGTGTTTGGGTTCACCACTCAGTACAGCTTCTACAAAACTTTTCGTGATATTAACAGCAGTCTCTGTTTCAACATCAATAATTTTGTAGTTATCAAAAGAACAGTCAAACAAAGATTTGTCGGTAATCACTGACCCAAATTTAAAGAAATTGAGCGTTTTGTTTTTTAGGCTTTCGTTGTAGATGCGTTCCGTTTGAATATCTTCTTTGCGTTTAAGATCATAAAAACCACATTTCATACACGTAGGCGCACATCGTTCAGAACCGTCTTTATTTTTTGAACGATAACCATACAAGTTACCGCCGCACTCTGGACATTCGCCCCTTACAATGAGTACTTTTTCTATCAGAATCTGCATACCTTTGGCTATGCTTTCCATTTTTCACCTCAATCTATATAGGCAGATCATCATACTCATCTGAACCTGTATTTTGTAGTTTGTTAGTTCCGCTTGTTGTTCTAGGCTTGTCTTTTTGAGCCTTCATCTTGTCGTAATGTTTTCTCAAACTGGACGGTGATAAAATCACGCCACTCCAAAATTCATGTTGCGTTGCCCAGACAATCATTTCTTGAACTTCCTTACCTGATCGTTTGTCTGATTCGATTGTTAGGCGAATTGTATTCGCCCAATCATCCAAGTTCGGTTCTTTGATGTCTTGATTCTTTTTGATTAATTTGAAAAGAGTTTTTGCAAGAATTTTATTAGGGTCGTCGTCTGCGTAAACGCGCTTTTTGCGTGTGTTACGAGGACTATTATTATTGTTATCATTGTTATTCATTGTTTTATCATTGTTGTTTGTGTGTTTCTGTGTCGTTTCTGCGTCGTTTTGCTGTCGTTTCTGCGTCGTTTCTTTAGATTCGTAACGTTGATAAAAGTCATAATTGACAATGGATATAGCCGTTTTTTTACTGTCGCTTTTTCGAATCAACATTTGATCATGTTCCAACATTTCTAAAAATCGATTTACTTTGGTGTTTGACCAACCCCATCTTTCACATAACTGTCTTACTGATGTAATAAATTCCCCACGATTTACCTCTATTAACTGGCCATCAAACAAGAATTTATTATTCTGGTGATTGGCATCCATCAGCAAATCTAGCCATGCTTCATATTTAGAGAAAACTCTTTTTTCTTGATATACCCAATGCTCTCGGATATTTCGGTGAAGTGCTATCCAGCCTTTGTCTGCCATTTAAATCACCACCTTACAAGTCGTTCATACTTGTAAATCCGGTTATTCGTTGATTTGCCCGGCAATACTCACAAGTTCCACAAGCTTCTGGTTTTTCTTCACCCATTTTTATCCGTTGAATACGATCGATGTTGTCTCTTAAGTTGATTAACTCGAATGACATTTTGTCCTCGTCCAGCGTGATCAACTTCGCTTCGCTTGGTGTCTGCTTAGAAACTGCAGCGATTATAGGAACAAAATCTTTTCCGTATTGCTGTTTGAGTAATTCGCAGTAAACAGCCATCTGTAAGACGTAACCAAAATTCTCAATGAAGGTGCATCGTTGGCCGTAAATCTCATTCCATTTTCTTTCATGAATATCTTTACTTGTTTTGATATCTACGAAATAATCATCTTCAAAATTTAAGCAATCAATTTTTCCCTTCCACTCGACACCAAATAGTTCCCCAGTTACGATCACTTCTTTTTCGCCTTGATATAAATTCAAGAATGCATCTTCAACAATCAATCGATCAATCATCTGTTCAGCGATCTTGAAATCTTTCAAAAGACCATAAGGTTTTCTAGAAGAAAACATCCTGATTTTATTTTCTTCCTTAAATTTTTCATGAACCGTTAGGTCCTCAAAATAAGAATGGACGTAGTTTCCAACTAATAGAGCGATTGGATCAGATGATGGTTGCCAGTCACCCTTTAATTTTGCTAAAGCAGCCGCAGGACATTTGAGAAAGTTTTTGTATTGAGATACCGACATGTATTGCCAGTCTGCTTCATTGCCGTAGTAATTATCATCATTGAGCTTGATCTTAGAACGGGTAATCTTCTTCTGGGAGGATTCCTTCATCGTTGGCACCTTCCTCTCTGTCAAAGTTAGGAATGATACCAAGATCTCCTTGAACAGGTTCTGCTTCTTCGGATGCTTTTTCTAGCGATTCCAAATAAACTGGTTGTTCGTCCGCCTCCTGATTAACAGCTTCTTTCGGTTTCATCAAGTCTTCGATTGGTGCTGATTCTTCAACTGGTTCTGCTTGCTTGATGCCCATTTTCTGTTGTAATTTATTTTCGATTGCCTGAACCTTTACTGGTTCAGCTGGTTTAATTTCACGATCATCAAATTCATTTTCAAGTGTATCTTTTGCAGCTTGAACGAATAAATCATTGTCATTGCTCGTGTTGATTAAAGCTTTAGCTGCTCGGTTGATTACCGTACGCTTTGCCATTTCTTCAGGAAATTCTTTTTGAGGTCCAGATCCCTTCATTTTTGACTTAGCCCAGCTCTGATCAATTTGCTTCTTGGTCATGACTGTTGTAGTCTCTTTGCCATTAGCAAGTTTGATCACTACATAAGCAGCAACAATTTCATTATCCAGATTTTCAAAACTGGTATCGTGTTTAGTGACTACCATGTTTGGTCCATCCATACCCACTTGAAAATCATCGCCTTTTCGTACGACTACAGGGGTAATGTCAGCTCCACCTGTTACACGATCTAGAACTGCCATGGTGCCAAAATATGAACGCATAAGCTGTACTTTGTTTCCATACTTGATGAAGTAGCATTGTTTCTTCGCAGGCGATAATCCTTGGATAACCATGTCCAACAAGGCATTGGAAATTGATGTCTTCGTTTCTTGGTTGTTAGCAGCCGCTTGAAGCAAGTTGCCGGCTGTATTATTTGTAAGTTCAAAGAAAGCACTCTTCAGCGCATTCTGGGGGCTGTAATTTGGGGGCATTTCTAACCCTTGATCTTTTAACCGATCTAAATTGCCAATTACTTGCTCGTCTAATGAACGCTGCGTTGTTTGAGTTAAATCATTTGCCATTTTTAAATTCCTCCAATATTTATTTTTCTGTAGTTTTCGTTTACGTAGTCGATGATCTGATCTTCATGAACTAATCCCAAATCAGTTGTGTAGACGGTGTCGCCTTTGTATAGTGGATCGCCTTTCCAATCAACGGCGATTTGATTTGGTTCAGTTTCAGGCTGTTGACGAGCGCCTAATGAATCGAAATCATTCATGACGATCACCAGCGTAAAAGATCATTTTCCGCAATTCGGATTTCAATTCTTCAATTCTTTTTTTACAGGATTCCGTAATCAGATCCCTAATTTGACCTTGAATATCTGTGATTCCTAAATCTGCTTCAATATAAACTCGATGGCATCTAGACTTGGCATCTTCTTTTAAATAGCCACTGCCCATGAAATGAGTAGGAATGCCTATTTCGATGTCATTCATTAATTCATTACTGACAGGATGCAACGCAGGTGTTTTTAGACTTATTAGCAAATCTTCCGCCTCGTTGATTTGATCAATAATGTGTTCCATTTTTCTTATTTGTTTTCTCGCTCCTTCTACCACGCCCATTGCAATCCCTCCTAAAACTCCCAAAACAATTTGTATCGTCCGTCTTGCTCTACAAGATTGTCCACTCCTTCGTTCTGAAGTTGAGACAAGAACCCTGGCGTTAGTCCTTTACTAGCGATCGTAATGCTTGTGCGCCCTTGACTAGCGGCAGTCATGATGCTATCGATTACTCGCTCTTGAGCGTTCCCAAGCATTGCTGTATAGATGTCATCGTTAAGTCCAGTAATAGTAATCATTTGAAAATTTCTCCTCTCGTGCTACAATGTAGCCAGATATGTTTCGTATGCGACTCGATGCTTGGCGGCTGAGTCACTTTTTTTGCTCTTAAAGTACTTCTTCAAAAACAAACTCATATTCACCGATCCTTACTTGAACTGATAATTTGGGATAAGTTAAACTTCCCTTTTTAATAACCCCGATAAACGAAACTGGTATATCATCAGCAGATTGACCAACCTGCAACTCCACTCTGTAGCCTGAATCACTGATTAACTCAATCGTTGGCAATTTAGATAAGTAATCCTTATAAACATTAATTGTCCATAAATCATTTCCAAACTTTACATTTGTTATGTTTACAGCCATTTACATCCCTCTCCGTTTCTTCATCCGTTCGATGTTCTGCCTTGATTGAATCAAAGGCTTGTTGTGCTTGTACCAGCGATCAGCAATAACTTTACCGATGCGCAAAGCTTCTGCTCTATTCATACCGTTTCACCCTTCGTTCGAAAATCGCTTCGTCATACAGCATTAGCCACCATATAGCCAAAACTGGGAAAGCAATTTTTAGCCACCCTGGTACATCTCCTGTAATCAACACCCCAACTGCGAACGTGGAAAGAATTAATGCTACACGTCTGAGCCAATACACCTTTTTCATGCCCGATCCTCCATATCCAATTCTGTTTGAATCTGATTGATTCGTTCCTTGGTTACAGATGACGGCTGCCAATGATCAATGAACCCCAAAACTTTTTGGAAATCCTTGTCCTTGATGCGGCCACGATTCGGAACATTAAACAATTGTTTGATACTTGATCCTAGATCCTGAAACAACATGCTTTTTGCGCCTTGCCCAAGATGTTGATCCTTGCAGATCTGATAGACTTTCTTTTGAACAGCTCGATCGATGGTGCCTTTGTCTTCGGTAGTGATCAGTTTGTTTTCTTCGATATCTACTAGGCGAGTGTCGATGTCATCAAGACGTTTACTCGCTTCTTCGTTTGCAGCTAACGCCAGCAAAGCAAGCCCTCGTGGTGTATCTGGAATCTGCGGTTGCTGTTTGATGTGATCTTCCATTTGATTGAAAGCTTCGATGTATTTCAGTTTGAAATCCAAAACTTTTTGAGTATTATTAAATCCCAATGCCGCCAATGTGAACCCATCACGATTCATAAAAACAATACGGTATGGTTGCTTATTCTGTGGATGGACATAGGTATCTTCCCAAAATAGGTCTGCATACTTTTGTGCAAGCCCCTCTTTCAGATCATCGATTGCTTTTAAAACGGCACGATGTTCTTTTCCGAAGCTTTCTGCAACTTGTAGGCTGCTCGTTACTGCTTGTTGATCTTTCATAATTACTAAATTTGTCATTTTTCAATTTCCTTTCTGTTGTATAATTGTTTAAAAACTGGTGGTGCTTATATGGATTCAACTATTACCCTTGCATTTCTTGTAACTCTTATCTCGATAATCTCTCCTGTTATGACATCGATAATTAATAAGAGTTATGATTTGAAAGTTAAATCGGCAGAGTTGAGAAAAGAATCTCTATCTGTCAGCTACGATAGAATGTATGAAACATTCAAAACTTTTCTGATAGACTCAAGCGTTGTTATCTTGCAATTTGATTCTGATAACAAACCTACCATTGAGGAATTCAAAAAATTTGAATCATCTTGCCTATCGTGTTTTTTATTTTTGAATGAAAACGAACGTAAAATATTTGAAGATTTCCGTATACTCATAAAGATGAAAATGGGATATGACGATCCCAGACCCAAGACAGTTCTACAATTAGCGTGGGGTTATGATATATATAAAGCACACGCCGTACTAGAAGCTTTGAGTGGTAAAAAAGGAGATGAACTTTTTTTATCTTTCAACAAATGCATATCTATCGCTAACCAAAAATTGGATAAAGTAACACAAGAAGAATCGCAGCTATTATCATCAATCCGTAAAGCACACAAATTTTCAATTCCCATTCATTTAAAGCCCCTACAAGATAGAAACAAAAAAGACACAGAAGAATAATCAAAACTTTTATTAGCACAACCTCAGCCCCTCCTTCCGTGTGGGGTTATTTCTATTTGCCGATTCAACCGACATTGATAAAGTAACTCCTGATACCTTTTGAGATCTCTAACGAGCAAATCTCGTTGAGAGTCGCTCAGTAAGCTTTTACGATCGTGTAGCTGCTCGTGCAAGCTGTGTACTTTCTCTTTGGCCAAGGTGTCAATCAGCAGCTCTTGTTGTAGTGTGTAGTTCATGCTGTAACACCACCAAGCACTTCTTTCGGAGATACTTTCTTAGTCAGATATTTGTTTGCGTTTTTCCATCTTAGGAACCATAAGAAAGTATGATAATGAATGAATGTCGTTGAAGGGCCCGGGCGAAGCAAACCTTCTGCAAATTCAGGAATTTCGTCCATCTCCTTGCAATATTGCAGCAAAGCCGATTTTGACATCCCGTGAAATTTTTCTAGGATAAGCCCTTGCCGATACCAATCATCTGGATTTACTTCTTTTTCAGCAGATATGATCAATTCTTTTAAAGTAGGCTTTTTCAATTTGATCCCTCCTTTACAATTCATACATAGCAATAATTGAATCGATAATTCGATTCGCCTCAGCTGAAGTACGTTTCCCGTTTAAAATCAAAGATAAATTGCTCTTGTCAATACCGAACCGATCCGCAAGCATTTTGTATGTTAAGAAATTGGAACTTTCCACATATGCTTTGATTTTGTCTCTGTCTTTTTGTGTGATTTCAGCAATATCAGCCATAATTCACAACACCTCCTAACTAATTTCGTCTAAATCCATTTGAGGGTAATATCCCTCTTGTTTCAGCAATTCGTACAACATAATCCTTCCTTTTTGAGTCCAACGGGTATCCATAACTACCTTTGTGCCGCCTCCTCTTTTTGGAACTTCAAACGTGCTAGACTTAACATACCCCTTGCCTTTATACCTCTTAGTTAAAATCCACTGCTTATTGACTTTGTACTGAACTTTTAACTCGTTCAAAAGCTTGTTAAGTTGATTTGGTGTCATCCCGTAGTCTTGAGCGATTTGGCTAGCCGTTACGGTATCTTCCGAATTCAAGATAATATCTAAGTAATTGATTTTAGGTTCATATTCAGCAATAGTGCTTTCTAGCATAGTGTTTTCTTGCTCCAATT